CGCCTCGCCAGGACCCTCCGATCCTGCATGGTCAATGTCCTCTGTTTGCTCACGTTCTCACCTCGTTTCCGCCGGACCTGCCCCCGGCAGCAAAAAAATAATGCAGAAAAAGGTCGTTTAACCTTTTCTGCATTTAATGTACTATCTCACGATTGAAAAGTCAAGAGTTTAATGCAGAAAAAGCTAAAATTTTTTAACCGGCATATCCGCGCCACTGTATGCCGATCTCTTCCAGGCTTTCTGTGAAGGCGGCGTTTGCGCTCCTCCATCCCAGCTTTTCTCTTGGGTAGTTGTTCATCCACTCCTCAATTTTCTTCACATCTTTTTGGGAAAGTGTGGAGAAATCCGTACCTTTCGGCAGGTGCCTCCTGATCATTCTGTTTGCGTTCTCGTTGCTCCCCCGCTCATACGCGGAATACGGGTGGCAGTAATACACATGCGTCCTTGGCGCCTTCCTGGAGCACGACCTTTCTATGCCCTCGCAGTCCTGGAACTCCGATCCGTTATCGACCGTAATCGTCCTGAAGATCTCCCGGAACGCCCTCGGGCCCGCTCTCCGCTCGATCCGGTCCAGCGCGGCCACCACACTCTTTGTCGTTCCGTCCTTCAGGAGCTCAACGATCTCATGCCTGGTCTTTCTCTCCGTAAGCACCAGGAGCCTCTTTTTGGACCCCTTCGCAGAGATAACGCTGTCCATCTCCCAGTGTCCGATCTGCTCTCTGGTGTCGATCTCCGGCGGGCGCATCTCAATGCCGTCTCCTTTCGGCAGCCGCGCCTCCCGCACCTTCCGATATGGCTTTTTCCTTTTTCCCCGCATCGGCAGATCTTTGTTTGTCAGTTTGCTGAAGATGCCCTTGGTTATGTAGGAGTATAGGGTCCACTCGCTGATCTCTACGCTGAAGATCCGCCCCTCCTCTTTGATTTTCGCCAGGGCAGCTGCCGGGGAGTACCGCTCCTCTACGATCTTGCTCTCCAGGTAATCCGCCAGCTCCCGGTCATTCCCGATCTTCAGGTCCGGCCCCTTCGCACGCAGGTTTTCTCTATACTTCCGGTCCGCCGTTTCCGGACAGTATACCTCGATGTCTACCAGTTCGGAGGTCCTCTGCTGCGTCAGGCCTCTTTTGATCTCCCGGTAGATGGTAGAGTTATGGACATGGAGCGCGTCAGCTATTTCTCTCACGCTGTGCTTCTCCTTCAGCATTTTTTCGATCTTCAGGCGGTTCTTCCAAGTAAGGTGGCTAAAGCGTCTCTCTCCCATCTCCGGTTCCTCCTTCTCTGTTTTATGTTAATAAACCATAAAAACGCAGAATTTGTCAATACCTTATGTTTCCATAAATCACAAATCCCACAGGCTTTCGGCCTGTGGGATTTTTTTATTCATTTTCTGTTCCCGCCATGAGCCAGTCCGATGTGACACCGAGGGCGGCAGCCATAGCCCATAGCTCATAGTCCTGCACCATCCTGGTCCCTTTTTCGATCCTGCTTATTGCGTCCTGCTCCAGAATTACGCCCTCTGTCTGTACCTTTGCAGCCAGCGCCGCCTGCGACATCCGAAGTTGCAGCCGCCTCAAACGGACGCGCTCTCCAGAGATATTCCTACGTCCTTCAAAATCGTTCGCTTTCATGCGGCCCCCTTTATTTTTTATGGTAATATCACGTATTTTAATTGACTTTACCATGATTTGCAGCTATGCTTATGGTAATATCCCATAATTCTCTTGAAAACATAAGAAAGGGGTTCCGCAATGAAGTCCAGGTTTGCTCCTTTTCTGTTCGCCGCTCTTCTGCTCCTCTCCGGCTGCGTCTCTTCCCGCACGCACGAAAGGGAGGTAGCAGAGGCGCAGGAGGCCGGCTATGAAGAGGGCTACAACGACGGGCGCGAGGAGGGCTATGAAACCGGCACGGAGGATAGCTACAACGACGGCTACCGTGACGGGGCAGAGGTCGGCTCGGAGGCCGGCTATGAAGAGGGCTACAACGACGGATATGGTGATGGCTACGCCGCTGCTCTCGGTATTGAAGATCCTGTGTATGTCACTTTGACCGGCACAAAGTACCACCGCTCTTGGTGCTCCCATCTCGACAGCTCCAAAATCCTGATGTCCAGACTGTCCGCTTTTGCGCAGGGCTACACTCCGTGCTCTGTCTGTAATCCATGAAAGGGGGTTCACGATGATTATTGAAATACTCGCAGTCGCTCTTTTCGCCTGGGGGCTTCATCAACACTACGAGCTGCGCCGCATTCGCTTGACCGACAAATCCTCCTATGTATTCAAATACCCCCGGAAGCCTTCTCCCACCTGGACGTATTCGGACGATACGCTTGCCCGCCTTGTCTATGACTACCACTTGCCCGACAGCGAGGTGGAGCGTCTTGTCAAAGACGGCATCCACGACGCAGCACTCCAATACCGGAAGGAGCATCCATTTCCGTCCGCTCCTCCTTCTGACGATCTCTATGAGACAATATTTCCCTATGAATGAAGCAGAGGACCACGGGTGATCCCGTGGTCCTCTTTTTTAGTCCAGCGTCGGAAGAGATAGCGTCGGAAGATCCGGCGTCTCCTGAAGGTTCAGGCTCGGCAGCTGCGGCAGCTGCTGCTCCTCCTCTTCATTGTCCTCCGCGTGCATGGCGTTGTAGATCTCCTGCCCGGTGGCAACGTCAAACGGGTTCTTCTCCGCGCTCCATCCCTTATTCTGGAGCTGCCAGAGGATTGCCCGCTCTCTCGTCGTCAGCCCCGGCAGGGTATTGATGGCTGCGGTGGCCTCGTCCTGGGTTGTCGATCCATTGGCGTCGATCTCTGCAATGGCCTCCTTCAGCGCGTCGTAGGTTTCCGGCTCAATTCCGTAATCGTTGGCCATCACCACCTTGCTGTTTGCTTGACCGGGCATCATGCTCCAGAACTTCAGCTCTTCCTCGATCACCCCCATCTGCTCCGTGGAAAATCCCTGATCTTCCAGCCACAGGTGGAAGTCAGTCGCCTGATCCGCTGCGCTCGCCTCCTCGTCCGTCTCCAACTCCGCGTACTTCCCGTACACATCCATCGTTTTGGCGAAGGTGAGCCCGGCATCCATCATGGCCCGGAATTTTTCCATTCGGCTGTCTGCGTCGCTTCCGTAGACCGCTCCATACAGCGTCAGCTTCTGCTGGTCAGTCAGATCCGCCGCCCGGATCAGATCTCTTCCAGCCTCCCCCCTCTGATAGGAGGTCATGCTTTTGTCGTTCTTGATCTCGGACACCATGGCGTAGTAAGCAGCCCACTCCGCAGCGGAAATGCCCGCCTGCTGTGCCTCTCCGGCTCCTTCCACCCAGCTTTCCGTTTCGTAATCCTCGAACAGCGTAGCTTTTGCCCTGGAGGCGCCGTATTCATACAGCCGCTCCAGCATGCTCTGCCTCGTTTCCGCATCCGCCTCCTGGAAGAGGTCCGACGCAACCAACTCGTCCAGGGTTCCGGCCACAACTCCTCTCCAGGCGTCACGATAGACCTGCTGCTGGTATGGTGTCAGCTCATGGTCCGTCCCATTGATGGACACGCTGGACGGAACATCCGACGGCACAGCCTTCTTGTATCCCTGCTCGTAAAGTTCCGCCAGGGCCTCCACGGTTCCTTCCTCCGTGTCTCCTACCCGGAGATCCAGCAGGCTCCCTGTCTGTACTGCCAGGGCTTCCCCGGTCAATCCCGTCAGATCACTCTTCTGCGCAGAGGAAAACGCGCTTTCGTATGCGGTTGCCACCTCCGGAGCCGCCCACTTGACCAGGCCCAAAAGGTATGCCTCCACATTGTTGACCGGTATTCCTCCGAAGTACGTCGCCACCGCCTGGGCCAGCTCTTTCACGCCGCCCACGATGTCTCCTCCGTTGTTCCGCAGGTATTCTCCCAGGTCTCCTCCGTTGTTCAAGACATCCACAGCGCCGCGCAGCAGCTTCGCCCCGTTTTTGCCCTGCTGGTCTACCAGCTCAATTAGGTCTGACACCTGCTCCATACCCGGCGCGTCGATCCCATACCAGGTGTCCCCGGTAATGATATTTCCAATCACATCAGCCAGCTCTTCTCCGCCGGCCACCAGGCCTGCAAGGCTGCTGAAGAGGGTGGAGGCCATTTCAATGCCCACGCTCTCCACAGTCAGCTCCTCTTCGTCGTCCCGGTAGTATTTCCCCTTGTTCTTCCAAAGGGCGATCAGGAATGTAATTGCAGTTGCCCAAAGATTGTTGGTCAGGATGCCCATGACCGTCACACCGACAGCCCGCTTTGCCTTCCGCACGGTCTCCGCGTCTGCTCCGGATCTCTCATAATACTTTGCCTCTCCGATCCGCTGCCGCAGCTGGTTGTATCCCTGGGCGGAATCGCTTTTGAACATCGTCAGGGCCCGCGTAATCGGGTTCCTGCTCTTTCGCAGCCTTCCCTGGTGTGTTTCATCAGATACGGACTGGCTTCTGTTCACGGCGTTGTTGAACTCTTCCGCCACCTTCCGGTAGAAGGGGCTCTGTCCGGCGTCGATCTGCTCCTGTGTTCCCACCTCCAGGTCCGGGAACTCCCGGCGCACCTTGTTTTCTGCCCACGGCCAGAGAACGCTTGCCGCCGCCTGGTCCGCTGCAATGATGGACCCGCCGCCAAAGGTAAAGCGGGTAAACTTATTGGTCTGTGTCCAGTTCGGATTTTCCTTCAGCTGCTTGGTTTCCGGCGTTGCATACCACATGCCGCGCCATGCCAGCTCGGACGTGTACTTTGCGATCAGGTCCTTGTCGATGCTGCGCAGCTGTGCCGGCGTCGGAATGTTTCTCACTCCCAGCTCCGGCATTGCCATGAAGATACTTCCGAACTGTTTTGTGACGATACTGGGGTTCGCTCCGAAAATGGCAGAGATGTACCTACTAAGCAGCCTGTCCGCAGCCGTGCTCACCGTGTCTCTCTCGATGCTTCCGCCGCCTTGCAGGCGCTCGATCAGATCCGTAATGTACCGCTTTCCCTCTTCGCCCCACTTGTGGGTGATCACGTCCCCGGTGCTGTTGTTCTTCTCTCGCCAGTTCAGCAGGGTCTGCCAGTTCCGGGCCGGTACGGACATCCCCACAAACCTGGCCGTCTGCTCCACGTGCCGCTCGAAGGCGTCAAATGCTCCGATGTTGTAGCTGGGGTTCACGGCATACTGCCGCGCCTTCAGGTTTCCCACGCCCTCCGCCGTGACATCGAACACGCCGATCTCGCTCTTGGTGTAGTTCTTGTTGGTGTAGATGGGGGCGTAGTTCCGGCTCATAGCCTTGTCGTACCCATACAGGGCATTGGACACCGCATTGATCCTCCTGGCCGCGAAGTCGTTGTAGTAGTTTTCCAGGAGCCTTGCCAGCTCCATTTCTTCCTCGGTGAGGTCAGATACGATTTTCTTCACCGTCTCCGGCGCCAGCTTGATGGTGGTGCCCTGGGCCAGGGCCTCCTGCCGCTTCCCTTGGCTATACAACTCCCGGTTGACAAAGGTGCGCCCGCCGGTCATGTGCCGCAGGTTGTCCGTGTTCTTACTCTCCAGGTAGAGGTGCACCTTCTGGGAGGGGGTCATATAGACCTTTTTGGTGGCCCCGAAGATAGGCTTGTCGCCCATGCCCAGCTCCAGCAGCTCCGGTACCTCCAGCTCGTACCAGATGGCGTCCTTTCCTTGTCCGTCAGCACGCTTCACCCAGTCCGCATGCTCCGTCAGGAAGTCCTCCAAGTACCGGTTCGCCTCCACCGTATAGGCCCTCATGTCCCGCTCGCCCTTTTCCAGCTGCTTTGCCATGGAGTAGAAGGCGCCGTCCGGGTTCCATCCGCCCATTCTCTCCAGGACGTTCATGGGGGTCAGCTGCTCCAGATTGAACAGCCGGTCAACCGCGGCGCCTGTATATCCTCCCGGGGCCGTCTCGATCTCTCTCTTTGCATCGGCGTAGACCTCTGCAAACATTCTCCCCATCTCGTCATTGATCACGTTGTTCCGGTTGTAGAACTCTGTCCTGATGCCAACCGCAGCCCGGTAAAGGTCCTGAAGGGCAGAGATGTCCATGTCCGCGATCTTCTCACCGTCCAGCCGCATCACGATCCGTTCCAGCTCCTTGGACGGCAGGAAGTTCGGATCACTCTTCTGGGCCTCTTTATACATCTGCGCCAGATCCCGCCAGGTTGCCCCGTACCGCTTGCTCCAGTTCATCTCATTTGCGGCGCCTGCGGCATAGATGTCGATGTCTCCCAGCACCTCGTCCCACGCTTCCTTCAGCACCTCCGGCGCCCGGAAGCGGTTTTTGGACAGCCACTGAAGCTGCTTCAGGGTTCTCTGCTGGAGTTCACGAAGCTCCCGGTTCTCGCGCTGCCTCTGGAGCTGCGCCTTCCTCTGGTCTCTTTCCTCCGCCCTTCGGATCGCCTCCCGCTCGCGCTGCTTCTGGGAATACTCCGCAAAACGCTCCCGCTCCTGGGCGATCTTCACGCCGGTACGATCCCGGAGGTGGATTTCCAGGCTTGCCTTCTCCGCAAAGGTGCGCAGCGCCCAGTCCATCTTCCTCTCCATATCGTCCAGCACCTGGTCCTCGCTCACATACTCTTCTTCGGCCAGCTGCGCAGTATACTCCGCAAGGCTAACCTTCTCGTCCTTTCCCTCCTCTGCCACCTGGACGATCCGCTCCAGGATGGCTCTGTTGTCCAACTCGTCAGCGTCAAAGAGGCCGGGCAGCATGTCCGCCAGCTCGGCGTTCCATTGGTCGATACCCTGGTCCCTCGGATCACTGGTCATGTAGATGCCGGCAGCAAACGCCCGCTTTCTAAAGTCGTTCCAATCATCCCCAAACTCGTGTTGATCCCGCGGAGCGACATACACTCTGCCGCCCTTCACAGCCTCTCGTCCGGTCTGGAAATAGTCGTCCGCCGGAAGGGTAACGACGCCGGAGGAGTACATCCTGTCAAACAGCGCCGCCCGGTCCTGCTCTGTCAGAGACCCCGCCTTCAGCATACGGTCCGCATACTGGTCAATGACGCTTCCCAGCTCGGCCCGCATCCCGTCCGGGATGGAGAACAGCCCCAGGAGGTTCTGCCGCAGCCCCTTCTTCGCCAGGATAGGGCGGCTCTCTGCTACCGGCCGCGTGGTCCGCTGCCTTCTGGTTTTCTTCTCCTGCTCTTCGGTCTGCTGCTCGGTCTGTGCGTCTCCTTCTTCATCAACGGAAAATCTCTGGTTCTCCGTCGGTGCGTACTGCCCCTGTGTGGGGTCGATCCACGCCACGTCCGTCAGAGGCACCGTCCTTTGGTAAACGCTCCCGCCCCCGGAGTAGCTTTCCGCCTCCATTCTGGACGGGCTCACAAACACTCCGCGCTCAATGGGATAGCTGCTGAACACCCGGATCTCTCCGGCCTCCAGGGCGGCGTCCGCCATCCCCCTGGTATAGTCCGGATCGAAGCTGTCATACTCCGTCCACTCCGGGTCCTCCAGGGCCTCCCGGAAGGTCTTGATCTCCTCCGCGCTCCTGATCCAGGTGTGGTAGTCGTCCTCCGCCGGGTTGCTCTCCTGGATCACCCGGAACTGCCGCTCCTTCAGATCTGCGTCCTGCTCCTCGTCAACAGAGAAGCGGATGTCTGTGCTGCTTGTGGGCGCCGGATTGTCCGTATTCTTTACCTGCTCCGGACGAAGAGCGATATAGGCGTCCGTGCTTCTTCCGAAGCTGCCGGCATCCCGCGCAAGGATCACGCCGTCATATCCGTTCTCTGAAAGCGCGGCAGTAATCGTCTCCTTCGCTCTCCTGGACAACTCATTGGCCATCTCGGTCCACTCGTCGATCACGGCGTCCTCCGCTTCATACAGGCGGTTGAACTCCGGCACATCGTATAGATCCCTCCGGCCCGCGTCCGGGTTCTCTTCCCTCCACTTCGCCATGAAGTCTCGCAGCTCCGCCTTCGCTTGCTCAAAGCGCCCATGGTAGGTGTCGTCCAGTCTCCGCTGCTCCTCCATGATAGAGGCGTACTCCGGAGACATGCGCTCCAGCTGCCGCGCCAGATCCTCTCTGTTCGCCGCGCGCAGGGGGGAGGTGATGTTCGCATACAGCTCCATCTGCCGCTTCCCCCGGAGGCCGATGTCATTCGGCGTCGTTTTCAGGAAGATCCCGTACGGGGTTCCGTTGTCTCTCGCTCCTGCGCCCTCACGCTGCGTCTCGAACACCGTAAAAGCGCCGTCCGTTTGATGGTACAGCGTCAGCAGCCGGCCTCGGCTGTCTCTGATCTGGCTGTCCTCGAAGTATCGCTGCTGCTCCTCCGTCAGCTGCCTGCCCTGGTTGTCCTCGTCAACAGAGTACCTGGTCCCTTCAGCCTGGCTTGCCGGTCCGGTCTGCCCCGTGCCGTGCTTGACATCCCGGATTTTCCCAAGTATACTGACGACAGACGGAGTATCGCCGCCGGGCTTCCCCAGATCCTGGGCCCCGGTCTTGAACGGCGCTGCTCCGTCGTTTTCTGCCAGCACCTCATGGAGGTAGAAGCGATTGGTCAGTCGGCTCCGGATTACTACCACGCCGGCGAGATACGGCTGCCCACCGATCTGGATAGGAGCTGCGATCACGGCTGTATCGTACCCTCTGTCCTTCCAGTTGCTCTGGTAGTCTACCACCTGCCCCTGGGCAATAACTTCAGGAACCGCTGCAAAGGCAGCGGCTTTTTTTCTGCCAATTCCATGCCCAATGTCGCTTTTTACTCCTCTCCGGTCCAGCACAACCTCTCCCAGTTGGGGGTTATGCGCCCGGTTTCCCTGTTCAGAAAAGAAGTTCTCCACCTGGGTGATCAGGTCTGTGTCTCCCTTCCTGAACTCCTCCCCGGTGATGGAGGCCACCGGCTCCATGGAGGCCACGCGCTGGATGTTCTCCTGCGTGTCCACCGGCGCCGCGGTAAGATCTTCCTGCATCTGGGGCCCATACTCCTGGTCCAGGTCTCCCATCCAGTCCTCGATCTCCGCAAACACCGTATCCTCGTTCCCGGTGTTCGGCCTGATCCTCCGGCGCTGCTCCTCCGTCATGGTTCGCCGCGCCGCGGCGTCCCTGTCCTCGATTTCTCCGGCGGTATCCCGGTACAGATCATAGGCGCTCCGGTCGCTGGTCAGCTCCGCCTGTTTGAGCCTGTACCGCAGGTCGATAAAGTCCCATACCTTTGTGTCTCCGTACTTTTCTTCCGCCGCCTCTCTGGCCGCGTCATACCGCTGCCACTCTGGCGGATCCTCCTGGACCTGCTCCAGGGTGTCCCAGTTGATCTCTCCCCTGGGCACGTCCGGCGCCATAGCGTCCAGATCCACCATGGCCTGGAAGAACTCCGGCTCATTGTCCCGGATGCTGTAATACTGTTCCCACAGCTCCGCCGCCTCCCGGCGTTTTCCGGCGGTCCTTCCGTCATACCCGCTTTGCAGCTGCCTCTCCCAGTATCTCGGGTTTGCACCGCTCGCAAATCCCTCCGCTCTTTGAATTGCGTGCTGCACCTCGTGGATCAGGGTTTCCTCCGGAGCATCCCGCAGCGTATCGGACAGGACAACCTCCGTCCCGTCGTATACACCCATCAGCCCGCTTTCCAGGCTCTCGAAGCGCAGCGGCATGTTTTTCAGCTGGGGATAATTTTTGAACAGCTCGTCGTGTCTGATGAAGTCCGCCAGCATGCCGCCTTCAGATCCTCCGGACGGCCGCCCTGACCTCTCTGCCGCCCACTGTGTGAACGACTCTCCCACGCGCTGCTCCAGCTCCTGGTAAAGGGTCCGTTCCCGCTCCGTTCCGCCGGATCTTCCCCTCGGCGTCTCCGCAAGATACTGCCGCAGCAGCTCCCACTCCTCGTCGCTTACCGTCTCCTCCAGGCGCTCCCAGGCTCTGCTTTCCCGCTCATAGGACCGGCGGCGATCCACGGCCCCGCGCATGTTTCCTTCGCGGTCATACTCCATGGCGCTGTCGTCGATCTCGAAGCGCCACAGTTCATCCGCTCCCCGGAACCACCCAGTCTCCTGTCGGATGGTCTCCGGGTCTACGCCCTGCATCTCCAGTCGCTCCGCTTCTGCCAGGCTTTCGCTGTCCGCCTGGTTGGCGTATCTTCCTCCGTAAGAGAAACGCTCCTGCCCGGCAGGCGGCCCGGTCGTCCGCTCGGTGGCCGCAGCGGTCTCTTCTCCCGTGTCTCCGGCGTCCGGCTTGGCTTCCTGGTCCACTTGCGCCGTCCCTTCCAGGGCAGCATCCGCCTCCGCCGCATACACACTCATGCGGGTTCCGTACCGGTTCGTTTCGGAGTAGGCGTCCTCCATCATCTCCTCGAACACATACAGCTCGATCTCTTCCTGGGTCATGCCCTCATAGTAATTCGTTACCGGCGCCCACTTGCGCTGGTACACCTCGTACGCGGGCCTCCAGGCCGCCTCCTTGTACCGGCTCTTCACCAACTGCGCAAAGGTTCTCACGGCGTTCTCCGTGGAGAGAAGGTGGCCCACCTCGTGCTCCAGGTTCTCCGAGAAGCTGCGTGTCACACCGTCCGCACGGATCACAATGCGCCGTTCTGTCCTGTCCATGACAGCCTGAACGGTGCCCACGGCCCCTTCCACTTCCACGCGGATAGGCCCTACCACCACCGTCACGTCCCGCACGCCTTTGCTCTCCGCCCAGGCCACACCCTGTGCAATCTCTGCGTCCCAGCTCTCCCTGGGAAGCACCTGCAAGGTCTGGTCCTCCGATCCGTATGCCACGCCCACGTCGGACGGGCTCACCATCGGCTGATCCGCTGCCATCCTCCGGCGGCTCTCTCCTAAATCCCGGTTCTCTCGGGTTCCTCCTCGCTGACGTGCTGCTTCAGGTACACGCTCAACTCGTCCTCTCCCAGGGACATCCCTTCTCCGTCCTCCGTCTCTACCAGAAAGTGATACCGCTGCTGGAACGGAAGTCTGCTGCCCTCCGTCTCCCGCTGCGGTTGCTCCGCCTCCGGGAGCGACAATCCCTGTAAGGTCTCCGTATCCTGTGCTCTGCTGCGCTTGCCGTCCATAGGTTTGCTCCGTCCTTTCCGCCGTTATCGGCTCCATAGTAGCAGGGTTCGCCGGCTCCGGATCTTCCAGCACCGGCAGGTTCAGGCCCTGCAATTCCTCTTGCTGCTGTGCGGCTCCCTCCGCTCTCTGCTGCGCGCGATCCAGAAGTGCCTGCCTTGCGGCCAACACAGGGTTCTGGATGATCCCTGCGTTCTCCTGCGGCTCCGGGCTCACCGGCGCTTCCTCTGTCTGTGTCGGTTCATTCCCAAGGTCCTGTCCCGCCTCGCGCTCCTGGATGTCTCCTCCTACGGGTTCTCTCTGGTCCGGCTCATTAAACGGCTCCGCCTGGTCCTCCGTTCCCGGCACGCCCGCCTCGGCTTCCTGCCGGGCAGCCTGTCTCCTCTGCTGCTCAACAACAGTCGCCCTATCCAGGAGCTGCTGTCTCGCCTGAAGGGCGGGGTTCTGAATATTCCGCGCCTGCACTCCTTCAGGATCCGCCGCCGTCTCCTGCTCCTGATTGATGGCCACCACATTTGCCTGATACAGGGCGCCCAGTTCCTGGGCCGTTACGGTCTCTCCGGCCTCCATCTTCTGCTGGATCTGCTGCGCCATGCGGTAGCTATCGGTGGACGGGTCACTCTCCAGGCCCTCCTGCACAATGGCAGCCACAACGTCGTCCCCCATCTGCTGGAACTGTTGCCCCAGGTTCCGGACGCTCCGTGCGGCCGCCGCGTTCCGCAAATAACCGACAGAGTTTCTTGTGCCGCCCATAGCCGCGCCGGACAGAGCGCCGCCGGCACCCGCCCACGCTACCTGCCCAATGCAGTCCAGGACAGCCTGCTTTTTCGCATCCTCCTCGCTCATTCCTTGGAGCATGTACTGCGTCACCAGGTTCTCGAAGTCGGAGTTTTCCCCCATGATAGCCACATCGGTCAGAATGTTGGAGATCTCCGTCAGCATCTCCTCGCTGGCCTCCACGCCGGCCTGCTTCACCGTCTCCCGCAGCAGATCCTTCATGCCTGCTACCGTTTTCGGCTTCAGCAGCTGATCAATGGATATTTTCTCGAAAATGACCTCTGCCGCGCCGGCGGCCAGGCCTCCCCAGAAGGCCTGGCTGTTCGTCCCGCCCCGCTCGATCACGTTTTTTGCCTGATTGGATGCCGCCGACGCCCCCATGAAGAACGCCGCCGCGGATCCGAAGGCCGCTACCTGCGTGGCGCTGTCTGCCACGCTCATGCCCGTTTGGTACAGGAAAGAGGCTACGTTCTGCCCGAACAGCTCCCAGTCCGTACTCTCCTCGATGCTCTTTGATACGGTGGATCTCACTGTGCTCACGTAGTTGGTGACGTCCATGTTGTAGACGTTCATGGGGACGTAGTTTTCCAGATCCCCCGTGTCGCTGCTTCCGATGCCCCCCACCATGGTTTTCAGGTAATCAACACCCTGGAAGGGTGAGATCAGCACCGTGTCGATGGAGGAGAGGATAGGGTGCTCCTTCGCGTAGGCTTCCCACTCCGCTTGCTTCCGCGCGTACTCCTCCGCGTCCTTCAGCATCTGGGCGTACTGCTCCATCCGTCCGTAGTCGAAGCCGGCCTCCTCCAGCTGCCCCACCATCTGGGCGCGCTGCTGCTCCAGCTCCTGGTACAGCTCGTAGATATTGTTGTACTTGCCCCCATCCGTCCTGGGGACGTACGCTCCGCCGGCTCCGGAAATAGCGTACTGGTCGATAGCCTTCTGATCCAGTCCGTATTTCTCCATCAGGTACTGCGTGTATTCCGCAGCCTGCGCAGCGTCTCCGGATTTGTTGAAGGCGTAGGACATGACGGCCGTTACTTTGTTCATGTCCTCCTGGATGGCCTCGACGCTCCCGAAGGTCTCTTCCGACGCCGCATCGGCAGCCAGCCTTTCTCTCGCATCCTCGTTTTCCACCTGGTAGTAAAGCGCGGCCAGATCGTTCAGGGCGGAGGAGTATTTCTCGTAGTCCGCCTCCGCCGTCTCCAGCTTCGCTTCCCACTCCGCCTTCTGTTCCTCTGTCCCGTACCGCCGCAGGCCGGTCATAACCGTTCTTGCCTCGTTCCTGGCCGCCTCCGCCGCCTCTGCAAGCGGCGTCAGCTCGTCAACTCTCTCCTGGATGCCCTCCAGGCTGTTCATGTAGGTGTACTGCTCCACCAGGTCATTGTAGGCATCCAGGTCCGCCTGGAACTGCCGCAGGCTGTTGTTATAGGCGTTTGCATTGGCGTCGGTAGGGTTCGTGTCATAGGCGGAGCGCAGCGTCTCCAGTTCCTGCTGCGAGGTTGTCAGCCGCTCCTGTCCCGCCGCCAGCCCCGCGGTGATTTGCTCATACCTCTCCCACGCCGGCGCCGCTTCGTCCACCGTGGCGAAGCTGCTCGCCGCTGTGTTGAAGCGGTAGTTGCTCCCCCCGTATGCGTCTGCGCCGTATTCCGCGTCCACGCGCTCCCGGGCCTTTTGGGCCTGGGAGCGCAGGAAGGAGCTCGCCCCGCTCAACTGGTTCTGCTGGGTGTTTTGTGCGGCCGTCGCGGTCTGCGTGGTCCCGCCGCCGGCAGATGTGTTCCGGGTTCTCCACTCGCTGCCGCCATAGGCGCCGGCTCCATACTCCCGGTCAATCTTTTCCGCCTGTTTCTGTGCCACGTTCTTCAGGAAATTGCTTGCCATGGCAGGTCCTCCTTATCCGTTGTAGTCCGGGTTCTTTCGGTAGCTGTACTTTCCGGTCTCCGGGTTGTAGGTTTCGATCACCTCTCCGCGGTCCACCATGGCCTCCAGCTCCTGCCAGGTAACTCTGCTGTATCCGGCCACCCGGATCCACCCGTCTCCCGTCTGGTTCGTCACGCTCGCCCCGGGGTCCGATCCACCTTCGTCTCCGCCGGTTTCCTGGGTTCCGCCTCCGGACATGATGGCCCATGCGGCATCCGCAGAAAGTCCGCCGGCGGCTGCCTGCGTGGCCGGCCCCCAGTATCCGTCCGCCTCCACGCCCAGGGCTGTCTGCATCTGCTTGATCTGCGTGGTGGTCAGGCTCCCATTGTTGTATCCGGTCCCGGATCCTCCGGTGCTTCCGCCGGTACCGCCGCCGCTCAAAGAGCCCGCCGCCTCCCGCCGGTACGCCTCCTCCAGAGCCTGCACATACTCACTGCTGTACCCGGAAGCTGCGATCAGCTCCTCGCCCGGGGTTCCTCCCGCCGCCAGAATGGCGTCGATCTGCGCCTGGGCCAGGCTCTGGCTGTCCTGCCCTCTGCTGTAGTCCCGCTCGTCCTCGTTCCAGAGCCGGTCATACTCCATCTGCTCTTTCTGCATGTCCAGGTTGATCTGGTCCATGTACCGGTTGTAGTCCACGGCGTCCTGCCCCTGGAGGGAGGAGAGCTGCCCCTGAAGAATGTTGAAGCCGTTGAGGTATGTATCGTAGGCGAAGTTCCGGTCCGTGTTGTACTGGCCCAGCTGGTCCAGATATTTTTCATAGTCCAGCTGTTCCTGGGTATTCACCGCTCCCAGGTCCTGAAGCATCATACTGTACTCGTTCAGGTACCGATCATAGGCCTGCTGGTACAGCGTCGGGATGATGTCGTTGAGCTGCGCGGCGTAGTAGTCCCCTGCCTGGGAGGCCGCAGTCACCGCCGCGGTGGAGGCCCTGCCCCCGCTGGCCGCCGACGCCTGGGCCAGGGCGTTTGCCGTCGCCCGGTCCCCCTCCCGCAGGTAGGACTTCTTGTAGCTGCTCCACTGGGGGTCCGTCTCCTTGCTCCAGCTGAAGTCCTCCCGGTTCAGAATGGCGTCCAGCAGGGCCTGCTGCTGCTCCGCATACTGGTTGTCGTAGACCGGCGCCTCCTGATCGAAGGAAAAGGACCCGTAGTTGAAGATCTGGTCCAACACGCTGTCGATCTGTCCGGGGATCTTTCCCTGGGAGTAGAAGGAGCCTCCGTCGCTCCCGCCCTTGTAGTTCCCGTAGCTGCTGCGCAGCTCGTTGGCCGCCTCATTGGCCAGCAGCTTCTGCTCCTCCGTCGTTGCGTTGTGGTAGTCCTTCTTCAGAGAAAGGATGGACAGGCCGAACTCCGGGTATTTCATGGCCGTGTCCAGGTCCGCCTGGGAAAACTCGCCCAGCAGTCCGGAGCTGCCTGCGGCGGTCAAGAAATCGTCATAGGTGTATGCCATGTTTTAATTCCTCCCCTTTGTGCTTTTCAGTTCAGATCCGGAGTAGAACTCCCGCACCAGTGAATAGATCCGGCAGCCCCCGGCGCCCTGAAGGCGCATCCGGTAATGGTCCCCGCGGCGAGGTATGATAGGGAGGTAGTAGCTTCGCTTCACTCCTTCTCCCAGGGCCCCGTTCACCCGCTGCCACTGTCCGTCCGTGTCGAATTGCAGGTAAACCTCTACCGTCGCTCCCTCGTCCAGCTCCAGGCGGATCTGGATTTTTGACACGCCCTTCTTGTTCGGATCGTCGTCTGTGAAATCCCCGAACTCTGCCATCCACGCAACGGTGCCTTCCGGCGTCGCTCCTTCCGGCGGGTCCTGGATGTTTCCCTCCATCCAGATCTCCCCCTGGTCCGTGAGCATGTATAGGTTCCCGTCCTGCCTGGCAAAATGCGTGGCGTGGGTCTCGTCCTCCGTGTGCCACAGCCCCCGCTGCGCGTCATAGACATGCAGCCGCCATGCCCCATCCGCGCCCCGCATGCTGATGTAATACTTCAGCCCGTCAGACCCTGCCACGGCATCCTTCTGCCGCTCCGTCCCGAAGGCTGCCCCAACAGGCTGCGGGATCCCTCCGGAGTAGGCCATCACCCCCGCCCTGGACAGGTAGAACAGGATCTCTCCCGCAATGGCCAGGCTGCCCGCGCTGCCCTCCGCCACACCAAGCGTCGCAGAGCCCATGACCTCGAAGTTGGAGGGGATAGACCCGTACACTTTGTAGATGTGCTCCTCCTTGAAGAAAATCGGGTACCCCAGGTAGGAGGCGCACCCCGTGAAGCTGCCGGCGCTTCCCGTATCCACGGAATAGCTGTCTGTGTCCAGGCCGTCATATACGTTCCAGTTGAAGATGTCCCCCAGCTTGGAGGCATAAATGGTGGTCTTATCACACCCCCACATGCGATTTTCGTTCTCGCAGATATACAGGAGATCCGGCACGGTCCGCTTCACGGTGAGGCTTCCGCTTTCCGTATACGGCTCGCTCCCCTCGTCGCCATCCAGGGTGAATATGTACTCATAAAAATACAGCTTGTCCCCGTCGATTTCCCGGATAATGGGGGTCTTGTTGTTCTCCGGGTGCTTCGTGCATCCCTCGATGGTCACGGCGTCCCCGGCCTTGAAGTAGTCCTCCCAGTTGACGCCGGCGGCCTGGATGCAGTTCGCCTCCGCGTCCTCTTCATACAGCTTTCCGTTGGTGAAGGTGAGACTGCTTCCCGCCCAGGTGGCCTCCAGGCTGCCGAACTCCCCGGTCAGGGTGTTGTACCAGGCCTTGTCCGGGAAGATCACGATGTAGGCGCCCAGGGCCGCAAAGGTTTTTTCCCCTTCCGTCACCGTCCCCCGGCGCTCTCCCTTGAAGTAAAATCCGGTGCCATCCACCCAGGCCAGGCCATCCCACGAGAAAAGTCCCCCGGGGGTCCCTTCCATCTTCCGATACAGGAGCCGCTGCGGCCGTGTGGCCAGGAGAGGGAAGTAGTCGCTGGTCAGGTTCCTCATGTCCCACAGTTCACCGTCCGCCGCGCCCAGGTTGTGGTTCAGCCCCCCAAATTGCACCTGCCGCCCTTTTTTGATGCCGTCGGCATACTGCACACTCGGCAGCTTCACAGCGATCCCTCCTCCGTCGTGAACTCGATGAAGCCGTCCAGCGCCTCGATATGGGCGGGCTTGATCTCCTCCGGCGCCCGCACCCGCACCAGCTTGTGGGTGGGCGTGATCTCCGTCTCTCCCAGCTCCCTGCGCTGCTGCTCGTAGTCCGCCCCGTCCGCCGGATCCCGGAACACGAAACGCCCCTCCGGCGTCAGCCTGATGTTCCCCCGGCCGTCCTGGACGGCATATCGGGCGATCAGCTCCCGCTCCTTCTCCACAAAGAAGTCGAACTCGTCCTTCAGGGCCCGCTTCACCTTTACCACCGCCAGGGAGACCGCGTACGGCCACTTCTCCCGGCTCATTTCATCCGCCGCCAAATATGCGTTCACCGCTTCGATCAGCTTCATGTCGTCCTCCTTATCACGCGCCGGCGCCGTCCAGAGAGATTACCTTCACGTAGTTCCGGTACAGACCGTCCTCTTTGAACTGCCAGGTGTTTCCGTCGTCGTCTGTTATTGCAGGGTTTTCCAGCCAGATGTTCCACCCTGCCCGCAGCGTCAGGTTCGTAGCTGCCTCAATGTAGATATTGTCGTTGCTCTCCAGGGACATACCGCCGGCAGAGCGCAGCTTCATGGCCCAGTCCATGTACCCGCTGCTCGTATAGATGAACATGCGGTACCGCGCCTCGTCCGACGTTCCCCGGCCGTTGTCGTCGAAGCAGATGCCGCCCACCAGCAGGCTGCCGTTCACCGCTCCGTAGTAGATCTCCAGGCCGTTGTCCGATCCGGATACGCTGCGCAGCGTCGTCCCCGTGATGCTGCCGCCGTAAATGTCGTTGCCCACCATGGTCATGGCGCTGATGGTGCCCGTAACGATGTTGTCCCCGTTGATGGTGGTGGCGCCGCTGGAGGACAGATCCGCGAAGGTGACCATTCCGCTGAAGGTGATCCTTGTGCTGGCCATCACGACCCCGTTGCTGGTCAGGTACAGGTAGGAGCTGCTGGATCCGTTTGAGGCGGTGATGGAGAAGCCGTCCACCGTCTGCTGGAGCGTAGTGATCTGTCCCTGGGCATTGGAAACCTGTGTGGCCAGGCCCTGGGCCGTGATCCCCAGCTGGATGATGTCGTCCTCGGCGTCGGAGATCTGCATGCTCAATCCCTCCGCCGTCGCCGTCAGGGAGGTGATGTTCCCCTCGGCGTCGTTCAGGCGCAGGGCCAGCCCCGCCGCCGTCAGCGCCAGCTCGGCTATGTTTTCCTCTCCATCCTCGATCCGTGCGTAAATCGGCTCTGTCAGGGAGGTCTCGTACCGCTCCACCGCCGTCTTATTCATGTTGGACAGGTCCAGGTTGTGCAGGGAGTACCGCAGCTGCTCCACCAGCATGAACATGTAATTCTGGATGGTTGTTACCTTCTCCTCGGTGTTCTCCTCTCCGGTGAAGGTTGGGAAGTTAGTGTCAATGTAAAGCCAGTTGGATGGCATGCCCGCACCGCCTTTCTTTGAAAATGGGTCCGGCCATCACGGCCGGCCCCGCTCGCTCAACCTTCGTAGAGGCCGGCCCGGTCATTGATCACCAGGATCCGCAGCATGTCCTTCGACAGGTTCATGTCCGCCGGGTATCCGTCCTCGTCCTTTTTCCCGCTCCCCTGAAGGTACCCCAGGGAAACCAGCTTCTGAACCGTGGGCAGCGCGTAGCCCGCCCCGTCCTCGATCTCCTTCATGGTGTTGTAGCGCATCTGTGTCTCCTCCTCGATCCGTTCCTTGAATTTTTCCCACTGGGCATTGCCGCTCTCTCCGTAGTAGAGGTTGATGTCGTCCCCCATCCAGGGCCGGGGGCACCACTTGTGCGTCACATCGTAGTGGCGGATCACCCGCTCGGGCGGAATGTTGTACTTCCGCATCAGGGACACCGTGAGCTCCACCAGGTTCTCCACGGTCTGCTCCGTGAAATACCAGTCCCTCACAGAGGCGCTGGAGGCGGTGGAGGGGTCCAGCTTGTAGGGCCGCACCTCGATGCCGATGCTGTTGCTGTTGCGGCAGCTCGGGTGGTAGTAGGTCCCCGATGTTCCGCAATGCCACGCCACATCCTCGTCCTCCACACACTGGTATGCCGTGTCTCCGTCGTCCACGCAGTAGTGAGCGGAGGCGCCCCGGTATGCGCTGGCAAAGTAGTTTGCCACCGCCTTTGCCGTCCCGAGGGATCCGAAGTAGTGGATCACAATGTACTCGATCTCCCGGCTGCCGGCAGGCCTGTCCGAGAAGTTGTATGTGGTCAGCAGCTTCTCAATGGTCAGTCCCAAGTTCCTCACCTCCGTCAAACTCCGCTCCGTCAAAGCCCATGGCGTCCGGGTCCAGGCTCTTCCGCCAAGCCTCGAACTCCGCCGGATCCTCCGGAGGCGTCAGTCCGGCCTTGGTGGCCTCGCATTTAGGCAGGCTGTTCATCCTCGGTAGCTCCTTTCTCCGTTTCGCCTTCCGGCGCCGCATTTACAATGTTCGTCATGTCGCACAGCGCGTCGATCAGCCCGGACAGGGCCTCGCTGTCCACCGGGTAGTTGATATACTCCGCGCTGGTCTTTACCATGGCCATGACCCATTCTTTCCTGGTGGCACCGTCGTTGAATTTGCCCTCCGCCTCTTCCATGAGGTCAACCACCAGGCCCAGCAGCGCCGTCCAGTTTTTCTCCTGTGTGGCCTGCTTCACATACTGCACCAGCTTCACAGCCAGAGGGATGCACGTGGCCAGGCCGGTCAGCACCGCCACGATGATGGAAATGATCTGCTCTGTCATGTCGTCCTCCTTACTCCACGATGGTCCAGTCGTCCGCCAGCATGTCCGCCTGGGACGCCAGCCACCCCAGCTGCACCCCAGAGGTGCCCACGAAGGCCAGCGCCTGGTTCCCGATGGCCTTGTGCTCCGCGTTCACCACGGCCCCGGCGGGGTCCGTGTAGCTGATGCAGGTGGCCAGCTGCACATACTGCCCCTTTCCGTTCCATCCGGCGCGGGAAATTTTCTTCCCCTTCTTCACCGCCTCGATGGCCAGCCCGAAGTTCAGGTTGTCCGTGGGGCGGTATGCCTCCTCGAACACCGCCTTGGGGGACCAGCTCATGTACCCGTCCGGGTACCGGACAGCATAGCCCTCCTCCGCCTTGGATCCCTCCGGGATGGGCCACGTGGTGGGCTGCACCGTTTTCCCGTCCACCCGGTAGGCGGGCTCCGCCTCGATCAGCTTCGTTCCGATGTACTGTTTCATGGTTCCGTTTCCTTTCCGGGCTCCTCGCCCTGTTTCTTGTTTGTGGATTTCTCTTGCAGCACCGTCCGCAGGCAGAGAAGCAGCAGCTCCCCGCCGAAAAAGCCCAGGATCACTCCCAGCAGCGCCGCCGGGTCCTGCCCCGTCCTGGACAGGATCCGCAGCGCATAGGCGCAGGCCAGCGTCCCGCAGATCACGCAATGGATGATCACGCACTTTGCGAACAGGTGGGGGATGGACCCCAGCTTCTCCGCCAGGGCCCGCAGCCTCGATGTCTTGACCCGCTTTCCATCCATGGCGTTACTCCATGGCGGCGTGGACGCCCTTTTGTGCCAGAAACTCTTTCTGCTTGTGTTTGACGCCGGTCGCGTATTTCAGCGCTTCCTTCATGTCCCCGTTGCAGTGTGCGTCCGGGATCCGCTGCACCGCCCTGGCCGTCGCTTCCCCCAGGGCGATTGCCGCCCAATTCCCCTGGATCAGCAGCACAATGAGGTCCTCCTGGTCCTTGCGCTGCTCCGCTTCTTCCTCCCGTTCCTTCTTGGCGTTCCGCCGCTCCCGCGCAGCCATTGCCTCGATGACGGCCACCAGGACCATTGCGGCGGCCGGAATAATGTACTGCTCCATCAGGCATCCACCTCCGTCCAGCCGTACACACCCGGCTCCCAGACATTGGCCGCCACGTCGCTGGTCCAGTGTTTCCCGTTGTGGCTCACCTGCGCCCCCAGCTCGTAGGCGTCATGGGCTCCCACCGGCTGGGACCACTCCGGCCACTCCTCCGCCGGATCGTTGGTCTTTACCCACAGGCTCACCGCCGCCGGCGGCGTCCAGTCCGCCTGGGACGTGTGGGCCTGGATGCACTTATACAGCACGCCCTCATAGGTCCGCAGCTGCCCCACGGTGTAGTTCACCGGGTATGCCCACCGTTCAAACACGTCCGGATGCTCCGACGCCGTTACCTCGTCGATGGCCCCGCTCTCCGCCAGGGTGACAAAGGCAATGGAGTTCGTGGCCCGGACCTCCTCCGCTGCCCGCTTTGCGTTCATAACCTGCTCTCCCGCGTCCGTTTCCCGCAGCGTCACGTCCTCTGCGCCCTCCAGGGCGGGCAATCCCTCCAGGTGGTACACAGACCCCGCTACGGCCACTCCCTGGGCCTGCGCGGCCTCGCAGAGGGTGTAGCAGCCGTTTTCCGCCACCCTGATGTAGGTGGGCTTCTCCGTCATGGCCAGCACGACGCCGCCCTTGATGATTTCATACATGGTTTACGCCTCCTTCGCTAAATTCCTGATCCGCAGCAGGTCCTCCACCGGCGCGTTGTAGAAGTCGAAGTTCCACACCCAGAAGTCCTCGTGATCCTTCCTCCGGTACTTGTGGAGATCTTCCGCCGCCCAGATCCTGTCCCACCGCTTCTGCCTCTCCTCCAGGGAGATTTTCTTCGGCTGCCCAAGCAGCTCCAGGATCTCCGCCACCAGGGCGCCCCGCTCCAGTCCCCGTCCGTCGTCGTTCTGGGAAAAGTAGTCGTAGGCCAGCTGGCTCGTCACCGAGCACAGCGTCTGCCCGCGGTAGATCAGAAACCTTCCCACCACCTCCAGCTCCGTTCCGTAGGGGATATTCACCCGGCCCTGGATGGTGTTCGGCTCCCGGCAGCGCCGCCGCGCCACATAGACCTTGTGCTTCATGTGACCTCCTCCTCGAACATGGCGTGCCGCATCCTGTTCAGGATCAGCACCCTCCCGTGGTCGTCGTAGTTGTCGAAGTACGCCCTCTGGCAGACCATGTACTCGTCCACCTTCTCCAGGGAGATGCCGCCGGCAGCTCTCTTTTTCCTGAAGGAGCGCAGCTTCCGCTTCGCCCGCTTCATGCTGTCCCGGCTGCCGCGCATGACTACCTTTCCGTTCTCCTCCAGCAGGATCTTCGCCTTGCAGAACTTGAACCACTTGGCGACGGACACCACGCTGCACTTCGCCGGATTGATATGCAGCCCCATCCTCTCCGCCATGGCGATCACCTCACCGTGCAGCTGCACCAGTCGTTCCATGTCAGGCAGCACCGCGCAGTAGTCGTCCATGTAGTGGGCCGCACAGTGAACGCTCCTCTGGCATTTGATGTGGTTGTCGATAGGGGAGGGGAGGGACACCATCTCGATCTGGCTCGGCTCCACGCCCAGGGGCATGCCTTCTCCGCCCGGCGCCGTGTCAATGATGCTGTCCGCGATCCGGCGCAGATCCTCGTCCAGGATCAGCCTGCGGTGTCTCTGGTACAGCGTTTCATGGGGCGCCGACGGGAAGAAGCGGGAGAAGTCCATCAGCAGCACATAGCCGCTCCTTCCGTATCTCTGGTAATGCCACCGCAGCTGCTCCTTCAGACGCCAGAAGCAGAAGTGCAGCCCCTTTCCCTTTATGCTGGCCCCGTTGTCATAGATCATGCTGGGGCCGAACAGGGGGATCAGGCAGCCCCTGGTCAGGGCCTTGTGCACCTGCCGGTCCTTGATGTGCGGCGCGTCTATGGTCCTGGTCTTTCCCCGCTCCCGGATGGTGAAGCGCACGTACTTGTGCGGCCTCCATTTCCCGTCCAGCAGCTCTCTCCGCTGCCGGGCGGTGCCGGAGAACAGGTGGGCCTCGAACCGCTGGGTGGATTGCTTCCACCGCACTCCGTTGCAGCACCGCCGGCCGGCCATGTAGAGGGCATCATACCCGAAAACGCGGTCTACGCCGCCAATGCTGCGGTTCCTTTCCTCCAGGCGCGCCCGTCTGACCGCGCGCCTCCGCTGGTATCGCGCCTCTCGGCGCTCTTCACTGGTCATAAAGGTTTTGTTCGCCCTCCGTACAAATGTCTTGTTGGGTGCCGTCTAATTTGCTTTGCCGGCGCACATGAAACGGGGTAAGGCACATCACCCGCCATGCAAGCAGCGTCCGTCCGCCGGGCATCAGAGGTACAGTTTTGGGCTTTCGCCTCGGGAAGCGTCTCTCCTTTCGCGTGGGTCCGTTTCACTTTCGCTACTCCATTCGACCCCGCTGCGCGAAATCCGGGGGCCACCGCGTAGGAATTGTAGGCGTTGTTGTTGTTGGCGGTGCCGTTGGTGTTGACAAGGCAGAAATTGTTGGAGTTGTCCGCCCTTGGACCACGGCACCAGGCATTGGCCGTGGCCGAAGGAGAGCGCCGTCTGCCGTCGGTACGTTATCAGAGACACACCCATGACCATCATTTTTTCTTCCGCCGGGCGTCGCTCTCCAGCACGCCCTTGATCAGCTCGTTCTCCTGGTCGATCTTCAGGCCCAGGCTGTCCGCCATTCTCTCCAGCCGTGCTGTTGCTTCTCCCGCCGGTACCTTCGCCCCCTTGCTGTTGACGAAGGCTCCCTCCGGGTTCAGGCGCAGGATGTTGTAGCAATGCCCAAGCCGCACGTCCAGCGCCATCAGGGCCGCCCGCGCCTCCAGGAGGTGCCGCTTCCGCAGCTCCGCCCGCATGGCGTCGGAGGGGTAGATGTTCTGTGCCATCTCCGCGTGATCCATCACGCTGCCCGCCAGCTCGGCCGTCTGCTGTGCCACCAGTCTGGAGTACCTGGCCGAAAGCCGGGATAAAAAGCCCACGGTCTCCGCATAGATCTCAATGGCCCTCGTGACGAACTCCGCCTTGCTGGTCGTGCGCTTGTTCTTCAGTACAGACATTTCCTGCTCCTTTCCTCATTCAGGATCTCTCCCCGTTGGCCGGGGGCTGTTGCTCCGGTACCGCCCGGCGGTTTCCCGCCAGGCGGTCCGGCCGTAAACTTGTGCTATGCTGCCCGGATACCGCTACGCGGCCGATCCGACAAAAAAGCCGGGGGCCACCGCGTAGGAAATGTAGGCGCTGCCGGCGTAGGCGGTGCCGTTGGTGTCGACAAGGCAGAAACCGCCGGAGTAGTCCGCCCTCGGACCACGGCACCAGGCATAGGCCGTGGCCGAAGTGTCGTTGTGCTTGTAGTGCACCTTGCTGTTTCCGGCCTTGTAGTAGTCGTACTGCTTCTGGTAGTTCTGCGCCGCGGAGTTTCCGTAGGTCCGGGCCCCGTGGTACTCGAACTCGTCCAGCAGGCACAGGTATTCCGTGGTGGCCGTCACGTAGCCGGCATTGTCCGATCCGCCGCCGGTGTTGTCCGTGTACTTGGTCACGGGTACCATCACCGCCCGGAGATCCGCCGGCAGGGCGGCCATCAGGCTGTTGGTGGTGGGCGCCGTCGGTGTGCCGTTGCCTCCCATGATGTTGGCCCGCATCTGGCTGCTCTTCCAGCCGCCGCTGTTGGTGTTTGAGCTGTTCATGGAGAAATAGCCCGTGGTGCTCACGTTGGAGCCGTAGTTCGCGTCCACCAGGCCGATCAGCTTGCCGTTGATTTTGCCGATCTGGAAGTGGCCCCGGTTGTTCCCCTCCCGGGCAGCGTTGTGGTTGATGCCGATGATGAAGGTGCTCACCGTCAGGTTGGAGATGTTGGTGTTGCCCACCTGGCCGTTGATCACGATGTTCTTCGTGTCGCCGTTGGACCAGTAGGAGCTGGCCACGCCGTCGGCAAAGGCCTTGGAGATCACGTCCCAGTCGTTGTCCTCCAGGGTGTCGCTGATGTAGTTCAGCGTCAGCTGATACTGCTTCACCGCGTCCGCCGTTACCTCGTCGCTGGCGCTCTGCCCGGACAGGGTGGCCGTCACGCTCCAGGTACCGTACTCCGGCAGATCAAATACGCAGCTGCCTCCGGACGCCACCTTCGTCAGGGTCTCGCCGTCCTTCGTCGCCTGCACCGTGGATCCGGAGGACACATATACCACCAGCTGGGGGTAGAAGGCCGCTCCACCGGCAGGGCCGGCAGGTCCGGTAGGACCGGTTGGGCCAACCGCCCCGTTTGCTCCCGTGTCCCCGGTGTCTCCCTTCGGCCCGGTTGGGCCGGTGGGGCCCTGGGGGCCCTGGGGGCCGGTGGGACCGGTGGGACCTGTGGCGCCCGTGGTCCCCGTGTTGCCCTGGGGGCCGGTGGGGCCCACGCTTCCCTGGGGGCCGGTGGGGCCCTGGGGGCCGGTAGCTCCGTCTCCGCCGGCAGGGCCGGCAGGGCCGGTGGGCCCGGTGGGCCCGGTGGCGCCTCTTGCGCCGTCTCCGCCTGCGGGGCCGGTGGGGCCCTGGGGGATGGTGAAGTTGAGCACGGCGTTCTGGGTGTCTCCGGCGTTTGTCACAGAGGCGGATGTCCCCGGGGCTCCCGTTGTGGTGTTCCCCACGGCGACATTGGCCGCGGTTCCGCTGCTGCCGGCGGGCCCGGTGGGCCCGGTAGGCCCGGTGGGGCCGGTGGCACCCGCTGCGCCGTCTCCGCCTGCGGGGCCGGTGGGTCCCTGCGCGCCCTGGATCGTTCCGTTGTTCTTCCAGGTGCTGCTCACCGCGTCCCACACGTAGATGTCATAGGGCGCCGCCGATCCCACGCCATAGGCGTCTCCCTCTGAAGGGTTCGTCTGCGCCGCCTGGAGCGCCTGTAAGGAAGCGTAGTAGCCCTTGACGATAAATCCGTTGCCCTGTGGGCCGGTAGGGCCCTGTGGCCCCTGGGGGCCGGTGGGGCCGGTTACAGAGGGGCCGGTGGGCCCGGTGATCCCCGTCTTTCCCTGGGGACCGGTTGGGCCCTGGGGACCCGTGGGGCCCTGGAGGCCCTGGGGACCGGTGGGGCCGGTCTCTCCCTGGGGACCGGTGGGGCCTGCGGGTCCGGTGGCGCCCCGCTGCCCCTGGGGGCCGGTGGGACCGGTGGGACCCACGCTTCCCTGGGGACCGGTGGGGCCGGTTGCGCCTGTTTGTCCCTGTTCTCCGCCGGGTCCCGCAGGTCCTGCGGGTCCGGTGGGCCCGATTGCGCCGGCAGGGCCGGTTACAGCAGGACCGGTAGGGCCGGTTGGCCCGGTGGGTCCCTGGGGACCGGTGGGGCCCTGGATGCCCTGGGGGCCGGTGGGGCCGGTCTCTCCCTGGGGGCCGGTGGGGCCCATGACCTGCAAGCTGCTCCAATCCGCCGCCTCCACGTCCCAGTAGTAGGCCAGGTAGTCCTCCTCGGTCCCCACCTTGTAGCAGTCTCCCGCCGTTCCGGTGGGGTGTGCCTGCCGCAGCGCCTCCTCTGTGGGATAGGTGCCCAGGAACACCAGGCCGCTGCCCTGGGGCCCCATAGGGCCCACCAGCGATGCCAGCCACTCGTCCAGGGTTCCAACAAATCCCCGCTTCACCGCCAGCCCGTAGGCCGAGATGTAATAGGGAGGGTTTTCATACAATCCCATGTGTCGGTTCCTCCTCGCTCATGTATCCCTGCGCCGGCTCGTAGAGCCCTGCAAACCAGCGCACGAAATCTCCGAAATGTTCGTTGTAGATCTGCATGCTGTTGACGTACTTGTTGTACTCCCCGTTGGCCTCGTCGATCTTCGCCTGAAGCCACAGGGTGTAGATGTCGTCATGGGGTGGCGCCACCAGCAGCTCCGACCCCATGTCCTCCTCGGTGTATCGCAGCGCGGCGATCTCCGCCGGCGCCATCAGGAACACGTCCGCGGCGATCCTGCCCTCCAGGGCGTTCAGCCACGCCAGCTTCACCTTGCTGGTGAAGGCGTTGGGCTTCATCTCGTCCGCCCAGTCGATTGCCTCCTGGATCTTCACGTCCCGCCACCTCCCCGGTAAAAGCCCAGGTTCCGCAGCAGCCTCTCGTTGTTCGGGTCCTCTGCCAGCGCCCGCAGCGTTGCCTGCTCCGCCATTTTCACCTCGCCCAGCTTGTAGTAGGCGTAGGCCATGGCGTCCCACGGGTACGCGCCCCAGGCCTTCTCCTCGTTGATGTAGGTGCCGGACTTCTCCTGGATCTCTACCGCCCGCTCGCCGTAGAAGGCCACGGCGTCCCAGTTCTCCGCAGCGTAGGCCACCTCCTGGGCCTGCACCCACGGTTCCCGCGTCTCCGGCGCCTCCGCAATGGCCCGCAGCGCCCAGCGCATAGCCTCCCGGCCGTCTCCCTTGGCAAGAAAGCAGCAGGAGAGGAAGCGCATGGAGGCGCACCGCTCCGGTTCCCATACCGCCGCCGGCATGGCCAGATGGGCCTTCAGCTGCCGTATGGCGTCGTCCCAGCGCCCCCAGAACATGTACTCCCGGCCCAGGTAATGGGCGTTCCGGTCGTCCTCCGGCGCCTCCCGTACCGACAGCTCCAGCAGCTCCAGGTACCCGGCCCGGCTCTTTTCCGTGTCCGGGTGGTGCTCCAGCACGATCTCGGGCTCTTCCACCCTGGTCCAGCTCCTGCGCCCGTCCGTGCGCCGCAGCACCTCGTGCACCGGATGTTCCCACTCGAACACGCCGGGGGCGTGGATCTTCTCGTAGAGAAACACCGTGCCGGGCTCTCCCCGCTCGTTGAGGTTCCAGATGTAGGTGTATCGCAGCTGCTCCGTGCCCTCCGTCCAGGCCTCCTCCAGCAGCTCCCGCCACCCTGGTCTGAAGATCTCGTCCAGGTCTGTGCACACGCAGATGTCCATGTCCTCCGGGATCAGGTCCATGGATCTGTTCCGGGCCACGTCGAACCGCCACGGCTCCACGATCTCCTGTTTCACGATCACGCCCCGATCCGCCAGCAGCTCCACCGTCGCGTCGGTGCTGCCGGTGTCCAGCACGCAGATATAGTCCGCCTCCCGCATGGAGTGCACCCAGCGGTCCACGAACTTCTCTTCGTTCTTTGCGATTGCATACACGCAGATTTTCATGGTAGATCCTCCGTGAAAAAGACGGGCAGGGGCAAGGGTGCCCCTGCCCGTCCTGGGTCAGTTGTCCGCGATCAGTCCGGCAGCTCTTCGCCGGTGGACACGCCGCCCACCGCCGCGAAGCGCCAGTCATTGAAGGCGGCGTTGAAACGGCTGCGGCCGCGCCACACGTTGGCGTCGGTGTTGTCGTCGATGGTGGAGCGGACCGACAACTTCACGCGGTCGTTCCAAACCGCGCCGCCGTAGGTCTGGTTGTACTTGCTGTCCAGCAGGATCCACGGCTGGGTGTTGGCGGTGATAAACTGGTTCAGGTAGCTCCAGATGATCACCGTCCAGCGGCCGTACTGGTAGTTGAAGGCGTTGTTGGAGGTGGTGGGCTCCTTGTCGGCGCCGATGGCCGCAAATACCGCCTGCTTCAGGGAGGCCACCTCCGGGATCAGGATGGTATCGGGCGCCACGTCCAGGATCTCGTCGGTGTCGCCGCGGAACAGGTGCATGGCCGTCTCCATCTTGCCCAGGGCGTCCACAGAGAAGGCGTCCTTGAACAGGTTACACTGGTTCTCGCCGGACACCTTGGGGGGGTGAGCGGTGTTGAAAAGGGTCTTGCCGTCCGCCGCGGTCAGGTCGAAGTTCTTGCCCTTGTAGAGCATCTTCTCCTGCGCCTTGATGGCGCCGCCGAAGAGGGCCGCGCCGAACATCTCCCGTGTGCGGTTGTAGGAGGTCATAAAGGCCGCGGGCTGCTTGCGCAGGTCCATCAGCTTGGCGTCCTCGATCATCTCCTGGGAGATGGAGAAGCTGTCCTTCCAGGTGTCGTAGACGATCAGCTTGCTGTACCCCTCCTGCATGCCGTCGGCGGGGTAGGCGCCGTTCTCGCCCACGGGCTCAAATCCGCTCATGGCGGTCATGGTGGTCAGCAGGTCCCCGTAGTTCTCGCTGCTGCCCATGAGGAACAGGTCCTTCAGCACGCTCTGCTGCTCGAACTGCTCCCCACGCTGCTCCAGGAACATCCGGATGGGGGCCTGACACTTGCCGTATACGCTGTCATTCAGGCCGGAGCCCTCGGAAAACGTAATCTTCATGCGTTCTTATCTCCTTTCTTTCGTGCTCGCCGGCATTACAGCCAGCGGCCGCGCACGGCGTCGCCGGCAGCCGTGCCGTCCAGAGAGACCACCTCGAAGGTGCCGCTGCCGCTGGCCGGCTTGCTGACCGTGAGGCCGCCGCTCTCCACCTGGAGCTTCATGCCCACAACGGCGGTAGAGGTCGCCTCCGCCAGGGTGGTCTCGTAGATGTGGTCCTTGCTTACGCGGGTAACAGGGATCGGCGTGCCCGCCGTCTCCACTTTGATGTCTGCCATGCAGAGGTAGGGGGGCGTGGTCACAAGGTCCGCCGCAATCGGCTCCAGATAGCCGGTTGTGGCGTCCACGGCCAGCAGCTGCCCCGCCACATAAGTACCCGCCTCCGCGGGCAGGTACTCCCAGGGGAGCACCGCCCCGTTGTCGCTCTTAATGGGAAGGAACATGATTTACCTCCATTCTGTCATTTTTTGTTCTTGTTGTAGTAGGCCTGGATCTCCGCGTCCGTCGCCCCGGGATTGATAAGACGGAACATGGCCATCTCGTCCGGAGGGACAGGGGAGGACCCCTGCCCGCGCTGGGGGCCCGTGCCCGTCAGGTGGTCCTTGCTGCGGGCGTTGTTCATGGCCTGCTGTTTTGCTGCTTCCGCCGCCGCCGTGGTCAGCCGGTCATAGTTGGCCAGGCGGAAGGCGTCCAAGAAGGAGTTTCCCTTTTTCACCAGGGCGTAGAACTCCTTTGCCGTCGGCATCTTCAGCAGATCCTTCACCTCACTGATCGTCGGGTCCAGCTTGTGGATCTCCGCGATCTCCGCGTCCACGCGGGCCTTGGCGGCCACCTCGCTCTGCTGCCTGGCCGCCTCCTCCTGTTTCTGTGCGATCTGCTGCACCTGCTTCATGGCGGGCGTCTGTTCAATCACCTTCTGGAGGCCTTCCGGCGTCAGCTTCCCGGTCTTCAGATCCCGCTGTAACTTGGCGGCGTCAAAGGCCTGCTTCCACTCGTTGAACTCCTCCATGTTGGTGATGGGCTTTCCCGTAAGGGTGTTCTTCAGAGCTGCGGCGGCAAAGAAGGCGTCCATTTCCGCTTTGGACCTGTCCTGCTCCGCCTTCACGGCATCCTGCACCGCTTTGTCGATGGCCGCCTGTGTCTCCTCGCGGCGTCTCCTGGCGGCGTTTTCCTTCCGCTGCTCCTCCGTCAGCTGCTGCCCATGGGCTTTGTCCGGCTGCTGCTGCGCCGGCTCTTCTGCCGCGCTGCCGCCTTCCGGCTCCTGTGCGGGGGGTGTTCCCTCCGGCTCCTCCTGGGCAGGCGGTTCCTCCTGGCTTGCAGGGGCGGCGGGCTCCTGCTCTTTCGCGCCTCCCGTTGCGGGTTCCGCCTGGGGTTCCGGCTCCTGGGCTCCGGGCGCAGGGGCGGCGGGCTCCTGCTCTTTCGCGCCTAATCCCAGCGCCTCATACACTTGCTGCTCGGTAAACTCGGCCATAATGCCTCCATATCCGGCGCTACGGCCGGCTGCCATTTTCCCGCTGTTGGCTTGCGTAATTGCGCCGGCGTCCGCCGGCCTGGGTCTGATCCGGTCTTACTTCTTGCCGGCGCGGAGGTCGCCGCCCGTCTTGACGGTGCCCTTCTTCTGGCTGGTGGTCTGCTTGGGCGCCTGCACAACCTGGGTGCCCGTGTTCTTGATCTTCCCAGCGTAGCCGCACTCCTTCATGGTGCCGCCTCCTTTCCTCGTGATTTGTCATTTTCCCGCGTTGGCTTGCGTATGGTCAGTATGTATGCCTACATACCAGATCCCGTCGTTGCGCCGCCCTGAACGGCTGCCAGGGCGTCCTGCCTGGCCCTTTCGTCCACGGCCTGCTCCAGGCCCTGTGGCAGCTGCCCGCCGCCGGCGGCCGCCTGCTGCTGAGCTGCCTGCATGGCCATCTGCTGCAACTGCATCTGCTGCGCCATCATGGCCTGCTGCTCCCGCTCCAGCTTGTCCTCCAGGAACTTCTTGGTGGTCCCGGCCCCCGGGTAGTGCAGCTCCTCCATCTTGGTCCAGAAGAGGATCAGGGTCTCCGTGCTGGCCGGATCCCCGAAGGCTCCGGTCTGAAGGTTCATGCGGGTTTCCTGCCACATGGCCTCCCGGTTGCTGGCCAGCGGGGCGGAGGTATCGCAGCTGAAGAGAAATTGGTCATTCCAGTACCACTGTCCGTCCTCGTCTCTTTCCAGGAAGTCGTAGCGGTTGAACTCCTCGTACTCCGTCTCGCCCTTGAAGTTCTTGTAGCTCACCGGCCGGGGCTCGTCGGAGTAGGCCAGCCAGAATTTGAACATCAGCTCAAAGAGCTGGGCATAGGCTGCGTTCTTCATCACCCGCTTGCTCTCCAGGCGGCCGGCGGCCTGGGCCGCGCTGAACTCCTTGGCCTTGCCGGAGGTGGCTGTGCTGTCCTGGCGCCCCTGGAAGCTGTCCGTGATGCCCAGGATCTGCCGCGCCTCCTCGTAGACGTTGGCCAGGTACAGCAGCTCGTACTCCAGGTCTCCCTTGAAGTCGTACAGGCCGATCATGGCCTTGTCCGCCGCGTTCCCCAGGTACCACCGCTCGCCGTCCTCCGGATCCGTCCGCAGGTTGGCCTTGTCCGGCAGGGTGATCCTGGTGCCCGCCTTCACCAGGCGGTCGATGATCTTCTGCTCGATCCGGTTCACGGTGTTCTGCTGGTCCCGGATCTGGTCCACGTCGCTGTTGCCCAGCAGCTGCCCGTATACGCTCACGCTGCGCTGGAGCACGATGGGGTAGAGGTCCGGCTTGTAGAAGGGGATCATGGTGGGCCGCATGACCGGTTTCCCAGCCTCGTCAAGCCCGGGGGTGGCCCCCTCCACCACGACGCCGCCCGCCGTCTCCATGGGAAGCAGTACCTGCTCGAACTCCTGCTCTTTGCTGGTCCACTCCTCGCTGCCGCACCAGGGGCAGGGCCCGCCGTCGTATTGCTGGGGCTCTTTTTCTTCCTGGTCAGGGGGCTGTACCTGCATTTCCGAAAGCCCGCCGGCGGCTCCGGCCATCACCCCGTCCGCCATCTGCTGTGCCATCTGCCTGCCGGCCAGCTCCCGCTCGGTCAGCTCCGGCGGGATCAGGCCTCCCGCAAATCCTCTCCCCGGGTCCGGCAGAAGGTTGCCCAGGGTGTCCTCCACGCTGTTGTAGAGCCTCTGACCGGGCAGCGGCCGCACCCGGCCGCACTTGGCGCATACCGGCTGCCGCCTCGCCTGGTAGTTCTCCAGATCCTCCAGCTCGATGTCGTTCACCCAGACATAGCGGTTGATCCCGCCCTTGTCGTTTACCTCGTAGCCCACATACTCGGTCACGGCGTCCTCCGCCGTGTCCTCGTTTCCTGTGCCACGCACCTGGGGCTCCTGCTCGCTCTCTTCCGGTATGGCCACGCCGTATTTCCGCCGCACCGCCTCCTTGGTGGTGGGGATCTTCACGATGAACCAGTCCATGTCCGCGATCCCCGTGTATACCCCCGGCTGCGGGGCAAACTGCTTGGGGTGGATCACGCTGACCACCTCTTCGCCCACCGTGCTGTGCGTTCTCTTGGAGTTGTCCCATTCCACCAAAAAGCCCACGCCGCCCTGGATGGGCACCGTGCGCTCCGCCATGTCGTTCATGGTCTCGAATGGGAGCCGGTCCAGCTCATTGCGCAGGAAGTGCTCAATGATGTCCGCCAGCTTCTCGTCCTTCTTCCGCCGCGGCGTCACCTTGGGGGAGGGGATGGAGGAGCTGACCTGGCTCTCAATGTTCTCAAACACGATGTTTCGGACATGGCTGGTCTTTTTCGGCATGCCGTTTTTCTTGGTGTCCCCCTGGACCAAGGGGGCCAGTGTGTGGTCCCCGTTGTAGATCCGCTCCCGCTCGTCCATCTTCTGGACTTCATCGGAGTACGCAGCGTTGCTGTCCGCCAGTCTCTGCTGCCAGAGATCCAGCTTCCCGGACTTGGTTTTCTTCTCGCTCTCGCTCATGGTTCCTCCTATCTCGCCGGCTGCCCCCACATGCGGATCAGCATTTCCCGTTCCGCCTGGCTCGCCTTGTTGTAGTCCTCCCACATGTCATTTGTCCAAACCGTCCCGCCGGCGGCGGCCGGCTTTGTGAGGCACATGGACTGCTGCGGCCGCACATAGTGCGCAATGGCCAGGGCCATCACGCAGTCGTCGTGGGCCCCCGGCTCCGCCTCCGGCCGCTGCTTCTCATTGCGCACGAAGGTCAGCATCTCCAGCAGGGTGTCCTGGTCATTGACCACGTTGATATTGTCCCGCAGCACCCGGATCAGCTCCGAGATGATCACCGGCCTGGTCAGCCGGTCCGTCCTGAAGCCGAAGGCGTGGCGGATCTGCCCGTCGTAGCTGTCCTCCACCTCCCGGACATACAGGTTCTGGTAGCCCATGAGGTCCAGCAGCTTCACCGGGTAGGTGGAGAAGTTGGTCTCCGGCGCCAGCAGGGCCTCGTTGTAGTGCATCCCCAGGCAGAACATCTGCTTGGCGTAGGTGTCCTCGTCGTACTGGTGGCGCAGCTGGCACACCTGCTCTCCGGTGATGTTGTCCAGCACCTGCCCCAGGAACCAGTCGCTGCCGTCTCCGGCGGTGTCTCCGCCTACCACGTAGGGCCGGCCCTTCTCCGGCTCTTTGTAGATCCGGATGGGCCCGTTCTTGTCCTCCTCCCACCGGATATTGCGGATGTGCACGCCGTCCGCATCCTCGTCGTACTCGAAAAAGCCCACCCGCACCGGCTTCGGGATATGCAGCAGCCGCTCGGAGACCGCCTTCGCGTTGAATACGGTCTTGCCCGTCACGCCCCATTGGCCCAGGCAGTAGACCATGTAGTAATACTCGTCGGTGTCCCGGAAGGCCTCCAGGGTCCGGATGGCCTCCTCGGTCAGGAAGCGGTTGTCCTTGTAGGTGCTCTCGTGCACCATGGCCCGGGGGTCCTTGCGGTCGAAGAACCGCTTTTTCAGCCAGTGGGTGATGCTGATGGGGTTGAACGACAGGATCATTTGCAGGTAATACGGGCAGTCCGTGCGCAGTCGGATGTCCAGCTGGTTGAAGTCTCCCTCCTCCAGCTCGGACGCCTCCTCGATCCAGATGCCCGTGATGTCGTAGATGGACTTCAGCTTCTCCACGTCGTCCAGGCCGGCGAAGATGATCTTGCTGCCGTTGCGGAAGGTGATGGTCATGTCTGACTTGTTCACCCTGGCGCCCGCCGCCGGGTAGAAGTCCGCGATCTGGCCCCGCAGCTGCTCGAAGCAGCTCTCACGCAGCGTCCGTGCCACCTTCCGGCACACCAGCCAGCGGTGTCCCTTCTCACTGGTGACCCGCTCCAGGACCTTGCGGCCGGCGAAGATGCTCTTCCCGCTGCCGCCGCCGCCCTTCAGGACCAGGTAGCGGTGGCGGTCAAAGAACAGGGGGAGGAAGGTTTCGTTGTTCGTGTCCCGTATCTGCTTCCACCACAGGGCTGTCGGCAGCAGGCGGTCAACCTTCTCCCGATCCACCCGTCAGCACTCCCTCCCGTGAAAACTCCTGGTACAGCTCCCGCAGGATCTCCTCCCGCTCCTCCATGGGAACCGCCGCCGCCGTGAGTGCCCGGCTTGCCTGCGGGCCGAAGTCAACCTCCCGCCGCTCGGTGTAGCCGTAGTTGTTCTGGAGGGTGAAGATCACGCCCTTCACGTCCTTCCTGGTCAGCAGCTGCTGCTCCAGGTACTCGCGCATGCGCCCCCGCGTGCGCGTTGTCGTGTCGGAAAACTCCGGGTGCAGCTGCTCGTCGCAGTATTCCGCCCAGGTGCTGCGGTGGATCTTCAGGGCCTCGCACAGGCCGCCCACGGTGGGGGGGACCAGGTACTCGGTGACCTTCACCTGCTCCCCGCGCTTGTTGATAACAGGCACATTCTCGAAGATCTTGTGGCCGTCCGCATCCTTCCGCCCGGTGTCCACCTTCTCGGTCAGGCTCACCTCCCGGGTGATGCTGTCGAAATATTCCTCCACCGCCCGCTTCAGCGTCCTCTCGGTGTATTTCCTCGGTCTGCCCATAGCCGCAGCCCCTCCTTCCTGGCCGCAAATGCCCCGTTTCTTGCATAAACCATACAGCAAAGTGCGCGTCTCGAACCGTCAACTTTTCCGGGCATGAAAAAAGCGGGCCCTACCGCCCGCTCGCAGCACGACGCCTGCCCCCTTGCCCGCAGCAGGCAAGGGGGTGGCAGCTCTTATGCGTTTTTCTCTTCAGGCGGCTTCCGCCGCTTCCTCCCATCCGGCAGCACGTAGCGGATGTACTGGGGCCGCCCCGGCTTGAACTCGTTTCTGTGCAGCAGCTCTCCGCCCCTGGGCACCCGCAGCTCCGCCTCCGTGAGGACAACTCGATCCTTCGGCTGGGGCCGTGACAGGTTCCTGGAGCTGACGTACTTCTTGGCGTCCGGCACTCTGCGCACCTGCCGGATGAAGTAGGCGGCAATGGGGGTGTAGTCCTGCTGGTTCGACATGGGCTCCCAGTCCACGCTTCCCAGCTCGGCCCACTTCTCCACGAAGATCTCCTGGACGCCGGCCGGAACGATCAGGTGGTGGTGTATCCGGACCGCCTCCCCGGTGTCTCCGTCCATGTCCGATGTGATGGCTATGTATTTCAAAGCGACGCCTTCCTTGGCCAGCTCCCGCTTGACCCGGCGGAGGGCCAGCCGCATCTCCCGCTCCGCCGCCTCTCTGATGATCTCCGCCATGGTCTCCTCGTCCGCCTGATCCAGGCTCCCCACTCTGGCGGACGCCCATGCCATGAGCCTGGCCATCCCCGCTTCAGAGTAGTCCAGTCCCATCAGCAGATCCCCGGGTCCGTAGTTCTCATTGATCAGCCTGGCCAGCTGCTTCTCTGCGGAGTGCTCATTCTGCTCCTGCTTGCGCAGCTCCGCCTTCTCCCTCCGGGCGGATTTGTCCGGCCGGCGGCCCGGTACCCAGAACTTGGTTTTCTCTCCTACGTTCCCGGCCTCGTATGTACGCACTACCCAGTAGCCCTCCGCCATGTCCAGCTCCTCCTTTCGTGGGATGGTTGAAAACTTAGGCCCTTACCAAGCCCGAAAAAACGCGCGCGCGCGAATATATATAGGTATCCACTTTTCTGGCTCTCTCTGCGCGGCGCCGCCGCAAGTCGCCGGCAAATGGCCGGCAAGTTATCGGCGCCGTATAGAGAAGGTCAGATATTTTGTTCCCGGCTCACCGGAATTGCACCGGAGCACCGGCGCCGTGTACCAGACGGCGCCGGCGAGACCCTTACCGGGGCGTGATCTTATATATAAACAGGAGGAGAAAGGCGGGCCGCCGGGTGCTCCCCGAGCAGCCCGCATATAGATCCCGGTCGGTATCATTTTCGTGGCCTCACGAAAATGGTGCTCCTGTTATATCTCTTTCGGAAATCTCTCGTAGTATTTCCTTACCGCCCGCTCCAACGTCGAGCGGGAGAGGTGGTGCTGCATGCACACGTTGGTTGCGCCGGCGTCCGTTGTCACGAACTCAAAGAGCGCCTGATAGTATTCTCCACCGCACTCCAGGCAAAGGTTGAGAATTGCCTGCTGCGCCTTCTGCGGCAGCTCTTTGTATAGCCTTGACGCGAAGTATATGTACCCCTGCCTGTCATAGCTCACGGGCACAGATCTTTTGAACCGGAACACGCGAACACCTCCTCTCCCGATCCGCCGGCGTTACTGGGCCGCCTGCTTTTCTCTCTTTCTTCTCCGCCCCAGGAAATGCCGCCCAAAGGCGGAGAACATGCCCATCCCCAGGGGGAGGGTTACGCCCGCCCTGGGGGAAACTGCTTCATCTGCCGCACGCTCGCCATGTGCATCTTCTCGCTGCGGTGGGATCTCTTTTTGTGGTTCATTGCGCTTGCCATGTGGAAAACTCCTTTCTTATGTGCAAAACTACCTGCTGTCTTCATGCCGTCCTTCCGCGTGCGCCTCCTCCAGCCTTTCCAGCAGCCGCTTCAGCTTGTCCCGCTCGAAGTCGTCCACCTCTCCGTACATGATCTTCATTTGGTCCAGCATGATCTGCACGTCCGCCATCTCGTCCCGGATGGCAGAGATGGCATAAGGCACCATCTGCTCGCGCTTCTCCCGGCGCAGCTTCAGCACAGCCTTGGTCAGCTCGCTCATTTCCTCCAGCAGCATGTCCTCCTGGGCTCTCATGCCCCAGGTTTTCACGGCGTCCTCCAGGATCTCCTGCCGCCAGCACTCCCGGAACGACATGCGCACCGCCCGATCATCCCAGTATTCCGAGGCGAAGATCTTGCGGCTGTCATTCCCGAAGGTCCCCTTCAGCTCCGGGATCTGCTCGTTCACGGCGTCGAAGGTGATCCCTCTCTCGGCGCACCAGGCCACCGCCTGCTCCAGCAGCTCGCCGTCCCGGCAGGTCCAGAGAACGATCTTTGCCCCGCGCTGCTGCTCCTCCCGGAGACGCAGCAGAACGCCCTCCGCCGGTGGCCCGATCTCCGGCCACTCGCTGTGGCACAGGCAGCCGTCAAAGTCTACCGCGATAACCTTCTGAAAATCCTGATCCATTCTTGCATCCTCCTCTCCCGGATCTTTTGCGCGCTTCCGCGCACTCTCGATCCGGTCCGCTTTTCTTTACCAGCTGTCCGTACCGCCGCCCCATATCCAGCAGCAGGGAGATCTCCAGGGCCATTAGTTCCTCACCACGGTCCACAATGATCTCCTCCTGTTTTTAATTCACCTCGGACGGCTCTTGCCGCTCTGTCGTAAGAAAAAGTCATGTTTTTTTCTATGTATTCCGCCAGATCCTTCACAGCGCATCTCTTTGCCATCTCGATCAGCCCTTCCTCCGTCATTCCGGGCGGAGAAAATCTGCAATCGAAGAACGTCCGGTATACCACGGCAGCTCACCCCCTCTGAAGGCCACCAGGCAGCTCCTGGATCAGATCCTCTCCCCAGACGCCGGCCAGGTTTCCCTTCATAAAGATGGGGATGCCCTCTTCCTCGCAGTCGTCCATCAGATCTTCCACCCAGGCCCGCTCCGGCGTCACCTTATCTGCCCGCGGTCCCGTCTCCGCTCCGATGATCACCCAGTCCACCAGAAGCCCGTCCGATCCCGGCCACAGCGGCCCCATCATGGGCTCCACGCTGACGAAGGTGTTGTGGAAGCTGGAGAAGAAGTAGGGGTCTCCCTCCTTGGTGGCCGTCGTCCCGTACCAGAAATTTTCCCGGCGGGGGAGAAGCGCCATCTCGTCCAGCTGTATGTACCGCTCCGGGAACTTGGTGAGGAACAGATAATTGTGCTGCGGCGCCGCCAGGCAGGCGTCCATTACCTCCATGATCCATTTTGTGGGCACCCACGTCCCAAAAAGATCCGCCATCGAGCATACAAAGATGTTCCGCGGCCGCTGCTTCCTGGCCGGATCCCCCAGCCGGTATCGGTGAAACGTCGGCGTAAATCCGAAGGGGTAGGGGGCGTTCACCACTTTCCCCGCTGCCGTGATGGTTTTAAGCGGCTTGTCCAGGACGACGATGCCTTCCCGCTCGCAGTTCGGCTTCTTCACCTCCTGCACAATTTCCTCTTTCCTCGTGCCATCCGATACCCTTACCCCCTGGGACAGATAGCCAGCAAACCGCCTTGCCGTTCTCGCTGCATAGCAGTAGCGGCACCCGTTCCTGCACCCAGTTACCGGGTTCCAGGTCATGTCCGCCCAGTCAATCCTTGTGTTGTCCATAGGTACCTCCGTTCATCTGTATCATTTTCTCCCGCACCAGCTTGTCGATGATGCGCCCCGGATCTCTGTGCCCGCACATTGCGGCCAGCCTTTCCAGGTGATAGGCCGTCTGCGCCGTTACCAACACAGACAGCCTCCGCAGGTTCTTCTTGTTCCGCATATAGGTCCCTCACTCCCGCGGCATGTACCGCCGCAGCTTTCCGTTCCACCGGCCGGTCATTTCCTCCCCACATTTGATGCAGCGGCAGGTGATCTCCGGCTCTTCGCTGTTGGTCCGGTAGCGCCAGGTTCTCCCGCAGGCAGGGCAGCGCAGCTCCGCAACGGCCAGCTCGTCCAGCTGCGTAACGCTTCCGCACGCCCTGCACACGCTCTTCTCCAGGGGCTCCTTGGCATTGAAGCTGTACTCCTTCCCGCAGCTCGCGCAGCGGATCAGGAGAAATCCCCGTGCCCCGGTCTCAAACACGGTCCGCACATCCGCCGCCGGCTCCTTGTCCTCCGCCGCCGGCTGCTCCTGAAGCACCGTCTCCTTCGGCTCCTGGTTTTCAATCACCCCCCCCCGCATTTGCGGGAGGGTTTACCCGCCGCTTCACGCTGCGCAGGATGGACTTCACCAGCCCGTCGTCCTCCGGCAGTTCCATCCGCCGCTCCGTCTCCCAGCCGTTCTCCCAGCTTTTGATGATAATTTCCATTCCAGCCTCCTATAAAGTAATCTGTTCAAAGAACTCCGGTGCCTCACCGATCCGCTTCTTTGCGATCTCGCAATACCTCGGATTGATCTCGATGCCCACGAAATCTCTTCCCAGACGCTTTGCCACCGCCCCGGTGGTTCCACTCCCCATAAAAGGGTCCAGCACCACGCCGCCCGCCGGGCTTCCAGCTAAAATGCAGGGCTCTATCAGCTTCTCCGGAAACACAGCAAAATGCGCCCCCTTGAAGCCTCCTGTCGGCACAGTCCACACATCTCTCTTGTTCCGCCAGGCAGTTGGTGCATAGGCCTTTCCGCTTTTCGTTCTATCCTTTTCGTTCCCGCTTCCTCCGTACTTTTCCCCGCCAAACCGAGGCAGCACGGCCTTCATCGGTCTGCCTCCTCTTCCTGGTTGCCTCATAGACCCGTTCTGCGCCTCCAGGTTCTGAAGGTATCTCTTGGTGCTCGCACCCGTTATCGGCTCTTTGATTGCTTCTGCATCAAAGAAGTACCGTTCCGATTTGGATAACAGGAAGATGTATTCATGGGATTTTGTGCAGCGGTCCCGCACGCTTTCCGGCATACAGTTTGGTTTCTTCCAAACGATGTCCTGCCGCAGATACCATCCATCCTCCCGCAGGGCAAATGCCAGAAGCCAAGGCACCCCGATCAGGTCCTTGTATTTGTATCCAGTTGGCGGCCTCTTTTCGGTGTGCCCGCATCTGTTTCTTGTGTTTGTCGGGGGCTGCCTCCCGGAGCGCGTGGCATAGCTGTCTCCTATGATCACCCACAGCGTCCCGTCTCTCCGCAGCACCCTTCGGACCTCACGGAATACGGCAACCAGCTTTTCCACAAAATCCTCTGGTGTTGCCTCCATTCCTATTTGTCCATCTGCTTCATAATCTCGCAAATTGTAGTAGGGCGGAGATGTCACGCACACGTTGACGCTTTCTTCCTCCAGCTTCTGAAGGTTCTCCAGGGCGTCACCCACAAGCACGGTTTCCATACCCATTCACCCTCGTTCCGCTACTACGGCAGGATCCCCATGGCCCGTAGCCTCGCCTCCTGCTGTTCCGTCAGGTCTGCGAAGTCCTCCCCGGCCACGCCGACAATCAGGATGGTACCGACGAAGGGCGCCCCGCACACCGTGGTGTTGTAGGGCTTTCCCTTCAGCAGGCCCTCCTCGTCGCAGAGGACGCAGGCATCCTCTGCGAAGGTGAAGCTCTCCAGGTACCCGCCCACCGCCTGCTGAAGGGGCTTCAGCTCATTCTCCACCTCAATGGCCTCCCATGCCTCGCCCGGCCGCTTCCTCATAGCCCTCATGGTCAGCCTCTCTTCCTGATCCGCTTCACCAACTCGGTGCGGATCTGCTGCAACTGCTCCAGGAGCACGCTTTCTCCCTGGCTCCCGCTTGCCAGCTTCCCGTCATGCCCGATCAGGTGGAAGCGCGGCCGGTTCGCGTTCTTGGTCCCGCCGCCGGGGAAGAAGTCGTCCCCGGCGTACCAGCTCGCCGTAAAGGCCCCGCCGCCAGGCAGGTCCAGGCGGTGCACCGTCAGGCCGATCTCCGGCACGTCGGCCCACACCGGCCAATCTCTCCAGGCGGCCAGCACCGCCTTCCGCTTCTCGTTGTTGGTCAGGCACAGCACGTCCTGCTCCGTCAGCTTCATCTTCAGATCCTCCTTAATAATTTGGCCCACCTCTGCTTGTTGCACGTGGGCGCCTTTGTCTCCCGCGGCCTCGATGGCGTGTTCCATGTCTTTCCCCGCACATCCGCCTCTTTGTGCCACCCGGATGCTCGCAGGCTGTCTCCGCTTTCCGTATCCAGTATGTATGTGATGATTTTGGAATAGCCCAATTCGTAGGCTACCCGGGCGGCAGCCGAGTACAGGAAGCTGCACGCATTTTTCGTTCCATCCGTGCACAGCCTCACGACCTCCAGCGTTTTCCCGTCGCAAAGAGCTCTTGCCACCGGGTTCCCGACCTGCACAATCCCAACCAGTTTTCCGTTGTGCTCTGCCCCTATTCGGTATCTGTCTCTTCTGACGCCCTCGTGGTGCCTGTGCATCCGATCCACAAACGCAACCGCTTCTTCTCTCTCTACCGGGACCGCCCGCATGCCTTACACCCCGATCAGCTGCGCCAGCCGGTTCATGGGGCAGTCCTCGCAGATGGTGTCCATGTCCTCCTGGCTCTCCGGCAGAAGGGGAGGCCTTCGGAAGGCGCACCGCTTCTCGCAGATCTGCTCCAGGATCCCCTCCGCCTCGTGCTCGATAGGGCCCAGCTTGTTCACCAGGTCCTCCTTCTTGTACTGGGAATACCAGCCGATCTTCTCGCCCTTCTTGGTCAGCATGCAGATACCAGCCTCCAGTCCCAGCCACCATCCCGGATTGTCCCTGCACTCCTCGTGGGGGCACACGTCCGGGCACGTGTCGTGCTCGCACTCGTCGCAGAAGATCCTGTTGAAGGCGATCTCCCACGGCTTCTCCGCCTTTGTGGCCACCTCCTTCAGCAGCTTCTCCAGCATTTCAGGGGAGGAGGTGTATTTCTCGTAGTTGTTCATGTAATGCTCTCCTTATCCGGTATGTTCGGCACCTCTCCCGGCATTGCCATGATCAGTACCATGTTGAGCCTGCCGTCATTTTCCCGCAGCCACCGGATCACGCTCTCCATGTCGGCCCGCCTGGCCACGCCCAGCGGGCCCCTCGCGGTCCTCCGGAAGGAGATGTCGAAGTAGTGCAGCTCCTGGTCCATGGTCACTCCTCCTGTTCCATCAGCGGCGCGTCCTCGTCCTCGTCGAACAGGCTCACGTTTACCACCGGATTCTCCGTGTCGATCTGGTTCTCCCAGTCGAAGCCCGCAATATACAGGATCTTGTCCTCGTTGTCCCTGGAGAAGCGCCCCGGCGCCAGGTACACCGCGCTGTCTCCATAGAACCACATACCCAGATGTCCGTTTGCAGTCATGTAGGCAGACGGTTCCACCTCCTTGAAGTCGATCAGCTTCAGCAGTTCGATGTCGAAGGCGAACACGTTTCCCCGCTCGGTCTGGTAGAGCTGCCACCTATCCCGAAAAATCACCGGTATCCTCCGCATGCGCAGCTTCCCGACGCTCTGCGCCTCCAGCAGCTCGCAGCGGCTTCCGGCCACTTCTTCCAGTACAAGCTGGTTCGGTGCGCCCTTCTGGATATTCACAGCTTCTACCGGCAGGTATCCTGCGTCCTCTACGATCTGTACCGCTGCCTTTCCCGGCAGATCCACGGTAGGGCACCTTACCGCCCATGTGGCGCCGTTCAGGATCAGGGTATTCCTTCTCCATGTCCCTGCAGGCCCATCTTCCCGCAGCGTCTGCGGTATGATAGAGTACCCTCCTTGTTTGTATGCAGACTTCAGGATCCTGCACAGTCCCTTCTCGCTGATCATTTCTTTCCCGCCTCCTTGCTCTGCACCCTCTTTCTCGGCGCAGCCTTCTTCGCCGGCGCCGGCGCCGGCGCCGGACCGATTTTCTCATAGGTGCACTCCCTTGCAATTCCGGTCCACGGGGTCCCCCAGGCCTTCCCGGCTTCGCACGCTGCGTGCAGCCTGTCCTGCGCCTTTACCTCGATTTCACCGTACTCCGGGTGCTTTACCCGGTAAATGAACACCAAGCCTTCCTTCATGCTCGTTCCTCCGTTTTCAGATTTCAAAGTGCATATATCATCGTGGCGGCGGTTCCCCACGTTGCCGACGGGCTCCCGTGACGCCCCCATGGGGAGCGTTTCGGCCTGTGCCCGGCAGGCCATCGTCAGACGGGTTTTATTCCCACTCATACTGGTAGCAGAATACATGCTCACCGATTGTTCCCCACACATCGTCGTTCTCCCCCTCTCTGGAGAAGTAGACCACGTTCATGGGGAGCACCGGATCTCCGTACATGGCGGCATCCACCGCCGCGTATTGAGCCTCCCCCGGCTCTGCTTCCGGAATGGCAGACGCCGTTGAGAACTGGCCCTCTTGGTAAATCACGCCCTCCACGCTCCCGGGGAAGTTGTCTGCGGCCACCCGGTTCAGGATCACTTCGGCTACGGCTTGCTGCCCCTCCGCCGGCTCACCGCGCGCCTCCAGGTAAATCACCCTTGCGATCAGCTCCCGCTCGTCCTCTGTGATCTCCCCATACCTGCTTTGCGGCTCCTCGGCTTCCGCCTGCTGCCCGGCCGTCTCTTCCGGCGCCAGCAGCTGCACCGTTACCGTCCATCCGCTCTCCGCCTCGATCTCTTTCTCCGCCGAACAGCTGGAGCTGATCAGCAGTATTGTAAGCACCAGGGAGACCAGGCAGGCCGCCGCCAGGGCGGCCTTCAGCCTCGCCAGCTCTCTCCTCCGCCGCAGCCGCTCCATCCTGGACGGCTGCACCTGCACCTCGATTGTGAAGAACTGCTGCTCCACGTCTATACCTCCCCGTCCTTGACCGAAATGTAATAGCCGCACCCGTTGTGGGAAATGGTCTTTCCGAACCGCATGCTCACCAGCGTCTCCATCAGCCCGTCCGGATCAAACCGCACGTGAGACGCCCACCCGGACACCTCCATCAGGCAGCCGAAGGCCTCCGCAATCGTGCTGCAACAATAGGTCAGGGGGTAGTTCCTGTTTTCAATGATGATCTCATAGTGTTTCATGGCGTCCTCCTCACTTCTCCGTCCCGGCATCACCGTCCCGGATCTCCGGCACGGTGAGCACCGTCGCCAGGATGGCCAGCACCTGCACGGTGCTCACCCCCACGGTTTTTGCGTACTCCTTCAGCAGCACGGCCAGCCCGTTCAGGGCGGCCGACGCGCTTGACGCCTGGATCTCCCGTCTGAAGGTCTCGCTGCCCTTCTTCTTCTCCAGGGTGATGATCACTTCAGCGTCCACCGCTTCCTTGATGGCAGCCTCTCTGGCCTTATAGGCCACGCTCTGCCTCTCTGTGCCTCTCTTGCAGTCGCAGACCTCACCGTGATCCAATGACGCCCCGCACTTCTCGCAGGTCCTGAACTTTGCCATAATAGCTCCTCCTTACTTTTCCGCCTTCCGGCGTCCTCTGTTCCGCAGGTTCTTCTGGTATACCTCTTGCCCCTTATCAGGGTCATACTTCGGCCGCTTGTTCTGGTCCAGCTCGCCGGTGTCTCCTCTCTTCAGCTCGCTGTAAATGGCGGCAGGGGAGAAGCCGAGATCGACCGCAATCTCAACAGCGCCGTCCCCGGCCTCCCAGCGCCTCGCCAGGACCCTCCGATCCTGCATGGTCAATGTCCTCTGTTTGCTCACGTTCTCACCTCGTTTCCGCCGGACCTGCCCCCGGCAGCAAAAAAAT